CGAATCTTCTAAAACTCCATCATTTCCAAGATTTGCAATGTTTGTTTTAGTAGCAGTTACTACGCCGCTCGTTGATACAATATCAGTTGCGTCAACCAATTTGTTGTAATCATCTGTATAATAACTGCTAGAACGGGTCCACTTTTTTAAATCAGTGGAATAATAAACGTGAGGTGCGGTATTTTGACCAAATTCAGTTACTGTTAAAGACCAAAGAGGCGAGGCTTGAGTCCCTATAAAAGCAGACCTAAAATTTACTTGATTGTCTGTTACAGCGTATGGAGAAGCCAAAGTAAGATCAAAACTGTCCGTTATATCGGTAATGCCGTAAGTATCGTTGTCCGCTCCGATTGATATATCCTCATTACTAGCATCATTAAGTGCTGCTTGAGCCGTGGCAGCGTCCAGCTTTAATAGAAAAAATTCCTTGGCGCTGGATTCAATTCCAATATAACCCATGTAGTGCATTCCGTCAGAAGGGTTATACTCAAAAAACACCACATGACCACCAACCCGAGTAAAACTTGTCTGAAGTCTAAGGACTCTTCGATAGTCCGACCGAATTAAACGATCCGTTCTACCAGCTAGGTTAACATCGCTGGTAAATGTGTCGGGATTAAAGACCTGTATTAAAATGTAGGAGTTATTGCCACCGAAAACAACTACATTTTTACTTGCCCAGAGGTTCTTGTAATTCGTGTTTTGGGTCGGTGTTTCTACGCTGCTAGTGACGCCCGAAGCGTATATCCAAGACGAACCAGCTTCCTGCTGATCGCGTGCCGTAGTAAAGCCATTAGCCTCTGTGTCCCACGCTACAACAGACGTATATCCGCTAGATTGACATCCCATTACATAAGGAAATTCCGTATTCCAATAATCTATTACTACCCCACCCTCGCTGTAGCCAGAATTAATCTGCTGACCCCCGCTGCCGGGAGCTATTAATCCCGTTTGATCTGCGCCAATCGAGCGTTTGTAGTAATCGTCGGCATTTCCAACGGAGGTCACAATATCGTACTTATTAAAATTGCGGTAATCGCTGGTGCGCCCCTGAAAGAAGGCAAATGTTTTCGATCCCCAAATGTCTAACCAAGTCTCGTAAGGCCAAGTCATGTCCGAACACGCGCGATAAGTACTCGTAGAGGAAGCCAAACTATACGTTGTGTTGCTAGAAGCAACATACGCTTCGAACCGTTCATCAATCGTGTTGCTAGAAACAGTTGTATCAGTGGACATAAATTTAGCCGAATAGGCGGGAGCAGCCGTGTCCGCCAACTTCGTGTTTGTCACTGCGTAATCAATAAACCGTTCATTATAAGCCTCAGAAACTAAAGTCGTAGTATTTACGAGAGCGTTTGAACTGTCATCAATTTTTAAAACAAACTGACTACCATTAGTTGCTTGAGCTATTACAGAAACGGATGCTTCGTAACCACTACTATTGGTGTAAACGGCAGTTGTACCGTTCTTAACTACTTTCGCTTTTCCTAAACGACCTTTAGCCATTGTTCTTATCCTCTCATAAAGTAGACGAAACCGTTTGATGTTCCGCCTGAAGCGACATCGGCCCATTCCGCAGCGTTTGCGCCTGCGTTTACGCTTAAAACCTGACCCGCCGTTCCTAAAGACGCGGGGATATTTGTTGCAATGTCACGACCATCGACTGTGCCTGTGACGGTGATGTTGCCTGTGACAGAAATACCTGTGGCTGTTGTTTCGAGTTTAGTAGAGCCACCTTCATAAAGTATAACTGAACCAGTAGAACCGGGTCTCAGGCTGATGTCACCCACTAAAGTTGTACTATTTTGACCTATTTCAATAGTACCAGATGTGTTATAATCAATTAGAGTTCTTATATAACCATCATTATACCCTACAATTCTTTTACCTCTTGGAATTGCTATTGAAACATCTGTTGCAGTGTCCGTCCCTGATCCAGCCGGATCAAAAGTAGTCGCCCCTGTTGCATCAACTAAATCAGCTTCCGCAGTCCCAGTGATGTCTACACCTGTGGCTGTTGTGGTTAGTTTCTGTTGATACCCATAGTACAACTTCACAGCATCATTTGCGTCAGCTACAAGCAAATTACCGCCTGCAGAATCTTGAAGCCTAACCATGTCACCTTTTATAATAATATCGCCTGTCCCTGTGTCCGAGACATATGAATTTGAACCATCGTGATACACCTGCAAATCCGCAGACGCACCAAAGGTAGCCTTTACGTTGTCTCCGTAAGCTAAGTTACCCGTCATAGTGTCGCCAGCTACATCAACAAACAAAGCATTTGCCTGCGCTTGGGTGTAGGTGTTGCTTACAGATACAGTGCCGTAAGCTACTACATCAACGGTATCTCCCACGTTCGCGCCAGAGGCCAATACAATAGACGTGCCATTCGTTGCCGTGAAATCTGCCGCAGAGAGTTTTGCCCCGTTAAGAAAAACCTCAACAAGCCCCGCCGTATACGATACTGTAAACGCCGTTTGCCCCGCCGTGGCTGTAAAAGTGGTTGATACATAGGTAATAGGCTGAATGTCAGAGGCAATTGCCGAGATGAAAACAATAGCATCCCCTGACAAATTAATAGCCGAGCCGCCGCCGCTACTCTCTGAAGGAGTTCGAGACAGTGTTGTGCCGGAAGCGGTGTATGTTCCGCTCCCGATTTCCCAATTCGAAGTGCCGTCCTCTATGACGTATCGAACAGAATCTCCGTTTGAAACCCCCGCTGCGGCAAAGGTCTGGTAGCCGTCTACGACTGAACCCAGTGTAATTGTGCCTGTCCCCGTAGTCGAGGTCGTCATCTTAGCACGATTTACCAATACTACCATAGCGGCGCTCCGAACTTAGTGTTTATGCAATACGGATGATAGCGTTTGAAGCATCTGCCGTTGGGAAAACAATCTGAAAGTCACCGGAAGTAGATGACTTGTCTGAACCAAAGTCCAGAACGATTACAGATGGATCACCCGCTGCCGTGTCGTTGTAAATCAAAGCACCACGCGCCGTGATTGTCGCTGACGTAAACGTAATGTCCGCAAAGTCTGTCAACGCTGTTGTGCCAGATGTTGTCGGAGTTACGTTTGTCAACGTACCACCACCCGCGGTGTATGTACCTGAGTTTGAAACCTCGTTGGACGCAGTATACGCTGTAGTAGCTGCGTTGAAAGAGGCGCTGTTGTCATACAAGGCCAACTTAAAGGTGTTAGCCCCGTTAGTGAAGTTGTGTGTAGCAGTCATCAATTCTTTCTTGAATGATGTACACATGTAGTTGCCGCTAAATGCCATGTTAGAGTCTCCTTATAAGCTCGGCCATATCAGGATGACCTGCGTCTTTGAGAGCATTATACACAGAAGTACGGTCACTGTGAATAGCTTGCCTCATATAGTAGGCCACCAGTTTCTCCAGATGCTTAGAGAAGGCACGAGCCTGATCCCTGATCGCTGGATGCGCTGAGTCTGACACTGCGATAATTTTCTCTACGCACTGTTCAGACAATTCATCGGGCGTAAGCCCGCGGTTATCTGTTGTATTAACTTGCACCAAAGATTCAGACTGAGGTACATTTAAGTCTAGTTTAAACATTATTGTTTAGCCCTTATAACTTTTCCTGTACGATATTCGTCAGTGGTTTCTTTCGCCTCTCCCAGCATCTTAATTCCCATAATAGCTTCTTGGAACCTCTGAGCGTACATAGCCATAACATCTTGTTCACCCTTCATGTAAATATACGCCTCAGTAAGAGCGCCGTACAAAAGAGCCATTTCAGCGTTTTCACTAAGCCAAGTAGTATTATCCTCTCCATCCAAAGTAATGCTACGAGGACGGTAGAAATAATGAAGCTCTGCGGTGTAGGACAGGTTCGGTGTCGGAGCCATCAAGAAATTAGTAACGTCAAATTGGCAATAGTACTGAGGCTTTCCAGTTGTGGTAGGATCAGGATTGTACGTCTGAACAAAGCTGGGGTCTTTGAACTCAACAAAAAACTTATCCCCATCCGCTCCCGTCATACTCAAAGAAAACGGAGCAAGAAAATCCTTAGGGACTTTAATGTACTGACCCGACTCGCTTGTTAAAGCCGTCGCGTTTTTGCGAAACAAACTAAGCTGAACATTTTTTAAAATGCGTTCTTCGGACAAACGAATAAACAAAGGAATATTGTTAACGAAACCCGTCTCTTCGTACTCTGTATAGTCCTTAATGGCCTGCTTTAGCTGTGCATATGTAAAACTCATAGCGTGTTCACCTTATAACCCATGCCACTATGGACGCTACAATAAGTATATAATGTCGGGGCACCAATAGCGACCGTAATCTGAGTGTAGGCTCCTGATGAACCCGGCGTCCCATTGTAAGTAACACCCGTTGTATACTCTGAGCCGCCGCCATGTGTGCCATCTGAAGTTGTTGAAAATCGCAACGGATGCCCTGAATTTGAGCCGTTGGACTGATCGTAGCGATATGTATAACCCTCAGTAACATCTTTACCTCCGGAGCCCGGGAGTGAACCATCTTGGTAGTAGACATTTCCAGAGCCGGGGTTTGATACCGTCATTGTATAAGTAGTTAGAGCATTAACCGAAACGGCCTCGACAGAAGTGGAAGCCCCTAAACCCGTCAAAGTAACAGTTTCATTGCCCGCTCCGGATTCATTAACCGTCACAGACCCCACTCCACTAACAAGCGCCGAAGTAAGGGAAATTTCTGAGGGCATCTCAGCGGTTCCCGACGTACTCCAGTTTCCATTACCTAAGTAAACAATGCCGTTAGTCGTAACCACCAAAAAAGCACTCGTAGGGTTGCCCGTATCCGGACGCGCGTCTTTTAAAGCTTGCGGGTCTATAACTTTGGGAAAAGGACCTAGTTGAGGCTGTTTAGACTCAAACTCATCCTTACCAACAAGCGCCCCGGTCCACTCTTTACGCATGTCTTTGTACCGATACCGAAACCCGGATCGGTCAGAGATGGCAAAAGAGTTTTTTCCAGACGCAAACTTACTCATTAGTTTGTCCTAAAGTACTGGTATTGAGGAACAACATTAAAAGAAGACCTGTCACGGTCCTCGGTCATAGCTCTTTCGAACTCTTCTTCATAAACAGCTTTCAAAAGTTGAACGCGGTTTGGAGCTCTTTTCATGGAAATATAATACGCCAGCCCTGCGGCCAAACACGGGTAAAAACGAAAGGGCATATCAAGCGTGTTGGTTTGACCATCCGCATCATTCATACGAGTTAAGGCATCATATATAACTACATCCGTATTGTTTTCAGGTCGCGGCCATATCTGCAAAACAGGCGTAGTTTGACGGTCTAAGAAAAACTGAGACGGTCGGCCCTGACTTGTTTTGTTTGGAATGGATAAAAATGTGTCTCGACTAACCCGATCCAAAGCGTAATCCGTATTACCCCTTCGAACTACCACAGACAAAACGTCTATAACATCCGAGCTTACAGAAACGTCACCACCTCCTTGAGTGGTGGTGAAGCTTCTATTCTTAATAGTCCATTGATTTAAACCACGATTTGCCCATTCCGCGAGCATCAAATTCAAAGAACGCTTGGCGGTTCTTAAATCATAACCCGTTCGGACCTCTAAACCGCAACGTTCAAAAGCCTCTTCAATGTACTCGGCAACGTCCAGTTCAAAGTCTGATGTTCCAGATAACGTCATTTTAACCTACTTTTTAGATTTACGAACGGCCCCACCGCTGCGCAGTTTCTTAACCATGCCGCCGCCGCGCAGTTTCTTAACCATGCCGCCGCCACGCAACTTTTTTGCCATGCCGCCACTACGCATTTTTTTAGGTTTCATCGCCATTTTTTAGTCTCCTGTACAGTTTTTCGCGGTTAAAGTATATTTCTGTAGAGTTGTACTCACCGTCATAGCTATCATAGTATCCCTTTTTGTCCAACCTGTTTGCAGCTTCCTGTAATTTTGAAAGCCTCTGAACAAAAATCATACTATACTCATCGTCAATCTCGTATTTAAACGTAACATCCTCTACAAAATCACTAGGCTCATCCTCCGGGTTAAACCCCATTACCCAAATGTCCTTGTCGATAAACATACCTTCAGAAATCCGGTGGTTTAAATCGTCCAAGTATTCGTGAAAATCTTCCGGGTTCTTTGTGTTTTTTAAGTCAACGATAATTACCAGATCAAACGCATCATCATACCTAGAAATGCAGGAATACAACGTCTGATAAGACGCTTCCTTCTTAAAGATAATTGAAACTTTGTCCTCCAACCACGCCGTCTTTGCAAACGGACATGGAGGAAGTCCATTAAAAAACTTACTGGGCTTTTCTAAAGCAACCTTAGACCAACCCATAATCTCAGTAACCAGAGCTTTTTCGGTGGGATCACTGTAAAAGGCTAGATTCATCCTTGAGTCACCGAACCTTTCGTAAGCTTACGACGATTTGCCATAACTTTCCCGCAACCTCTTGCTACAGCCGTGCCAGACTGAGACCTGCCGTTGTAAGGACGTTTAGCTTTAGTGACTTCTCCGCCGCAAGCTAAACGCTTTACTTTGGCTGCTTTCGTATTCGAAACAACTTGCTTTCCTTTAGCGCCTTCACGCTTTTTCTTGCGAGCAGTAGAAGCTCGCTCAGACTTAGTAAGACTATTTGCCTTAGCTCGTGGAAGGCATCTGTCAGGGTTCTTTTTATCCTTAGAAGTCCCGCACTTGCCTGCGATATTACCTTGGCTATCAATTCTGACCCAATCTTCATCGACCCAATCCTTTAATTTGCCCATTACGAACCCTTTCTTTTTCCGCCCTTAGACTTTTTGGCGTAATTAGGGTCCTTACAATACTTAGACGCTGCCATATTTGCATAGGCTGACGGGTAAGTGTCAAAAGTTCGTTGCGCCCAAGCTTTTCCAGAGGGGCAAATCTTGCTGCCCTTGCTTTTAGGAGAAGCCTTCTTGGATTTTCTTGAATATGCCATATTACCAAGCCTTACATGACCAATAGCGGGCGCTAAACTTGTCTTTAGCGGTGTCGCACGAGTGACGAGCCCTGAAGTTCTTTCTGCGGCCGGGTTGGTCCTTTTTTATGGACATGTTTTGGTCGCCAAAACGAACAATCTTAATTTCAGAGCCTTTTTTAGCCAAAACCGCGCTTTTTTTGGAAGCTCCGGGGGTTCTTTTGGGCTTGTTAAAACCAGAAAAGGTTTCGCCACGGTACTTTATACGGCCAGAAGGGGTTCGGGTAACGTCTTTTGTGGTCGCCATATAACCCCCTAATTGTAAAAAACCGTAACGTTAGTAACATCGGTTAAAACAGCAAAACATCCGTCTGAAAACAACATTCCTTCATCGGGGATATAGAGAGTGTCGTCAGAGTTTTGATGA